ACCCCACCACAGCAGACTACACCAAGATTGCAAAAGCGATCACCGACTACCTTGAGAACTTCGCCGACTGAAAAACGAGCCGCCCTTCTTCGGAGGGGCGGCATCCCGAAAGGAGTGCATACATGGATAACGAAACAAGAAAAGCTCTGGAGCAGATCGCAACAGAGGAATCCTACGGCATCCGATTTGCCGGTGGTCTGACACCCTACGGTGAAAAGGATGATCCCTACGATGATACCAACGCTGAGCATAATTTCCCCGGTATCAGCCTGCGGGAGGTCAGCCGGCTGCTGGAGCGTGCATACGAACTGGGAAGGAACAGCAAGCCCTGATTTGCACCACGTTCGCTCGTGTGGGGGCTAACGGCTTTTCTGCGGATAACTTGCCTCACGCAGAAAGCCGCCCACACGGCGCGTTTGTGAGCCTCCTGCGAAAAACCATAATGTACACAACCAAACGCGGAATATAGTAAGAAATGATCGTGATTACTCACTATTGCTATATGTGCGAAACAGAGTTATACTGTGTACAACGGAACGGGAAACCGAGCCGAAAACTACGAAAGAACGAGGTAAACACCATGTGGCACGAAGGAGCGATTCTGATCCCGACCAAGGAGGGCAAGACGGTGGTTCACTACTGGGCAAAGGTCTACGATGAGGGCAGTCAGTTCGGCATCGAAGACGGCAGAATCAGCAAGCTGATGCTGAAGGCGAACGGCAAGGTCATCTACAATTTCGACAGGGGTGAGGACATCCCGCCGCAGAACGAGGCGGCAGAGATTGCACTGGCGATCCTGATGCAGGAGTACAAGTAAACAAAACGGACGGTGGGCGGCACTGAAAAGCCGCCCCATCGCCCCACAGCAAGGAGGTGAACGGCATGGGAGCGATCAGCGAACTGTACCACGGACGGCTGGGACCTTCGCATTCGATTAAACCGGACAATATCCGGTATCATCAACTGCTTGACAAATGCAGCGAACTGCGTGAAAAGCTGGAGCCGCAGTTATCTGAGGATGGACTTGCGGTATTCGCAGAACTGTATGATATGCAGGTACAGATGGCATCCTTGGAGATGGAAATGAATTACATCGAGGGATTCCGGGACGGCGCTGCGGTCATGACGGATGTGCTGACCGGTGAGCCGCATTCAAGGGGCTGAACAAAGCTACATAAGATCAGAGCTTGCGTTTTGCAGGCTCTTTTCTTTTCCCCCGGCGGATCTGGTGCGCGCCACGTTGCCCCGTGTGGGCTTTCAGGAGAATCATCGCATAGCTTGCCCTGCAAAAAGCAGCCCTCACACGGCGCATTTAAAGCCCACATTTGAGCCTTCCATGACAGAGTTTTCTCAGCATAAAATGTACATTATCCGACAAATAAAAAGGTACATCTCTGGTAGTATTATTCGTTGACTTATCGCCGAAAAGACGGTAATATGTACACAACGCAAGGGGCAAAGCCCACAAGCGAAAAACAACGAGATCTGGAGGAAAAGAACATGATCAGCTACGGAATGGCACTGGCAAGAGCAAAGGCAGCAAAGAGCAACTGGAACGAAGAGGAGTACATCACGAAGGCGGTCATCACCTGGGCGGATGCCGACTACGAGAACGAGCTTGAGATCGAGAACGACGGCTTCAGCGACGAGGAGTTCGAGGCTTGGATCGAGCAGAACGCCGAGGAGCTTGCAAAGAAGGCGGCCGCCGAGCAGGGCACGACCTTCGAGGAGCTGGTAGGCATCGACTACGAAACGGACACCTACGACGATGACGAGGCCTTTTACGATGCCTACCTTGACGCCTGCGATGCCGAGGGAGACTACTACAGGGAGATGGGCTGGTAAACAGCCCACCCCATTACATACAGCAGCGGAGCCGAGAGGTTCCGCTTTTGTTTGTCAGAAAAACTGTCTTGTGGACAGTTTTCGGACCATGAGAATTTGAAAGGAGTGATGCGGATGGCTCAGAGAGGCAGAAAACCAAAGCCTACAGCGATCAAGGAACTGGAAGGCAATCCCGGCAAGCGTCCGCTGAATGAGGCAGAGCCGAAGCCAGTGAAAAAAGCACCGCCCTGTCCGAAGTGGCTGGAGCCCGAAGCGAAGAAGGAGTGGCGCAGGCTTTCCAAACAGCTTGAAGCCATCGGTGTGCTGACCGAGGTCGATCAGGCGGCATTCGCTTCCTACTGTCAGGCATACGCCCGGTGGAAGGAAGCCGAGGAATTCATGACGCAGCACGGCACGATCGTGAAAACGAAGTCCGGATACTGGCAGACTGTTCCACAGGTGTCCATTGCACAGACCTACTTGAAGATCATGAACAAGATCGCGGAGCAGTTCGGTCTGACCCCGGCGGCAAGAAGCCGGATCACTGCCGGCGCCGATCTGAAGGACGCTGCCGTTGACGATATGGATGCACTTCTGGGAGGTGGGTAAGAATGAAGGCGATAATAGAAATCAAACGTAAGAACGACTATTGCATTTACAGATGCAGAAATGGTCGTTCTTTTATTGTTGATGTAGATGACTTGGATTTTTTCACCCGCCATATATGCACAGTGGACAACAGAGGCTATGTAACAACTGATCGAAAAAAGGTGCTGGTCTCGCACTTGCTTTTGGATGTCGGTGATGATTGTATTGTCGATCATATAAATGGAAATCCCTTTGATAATAGGAAATCCAACCTTAGAGCTGTGACAATAACTCAGAATCACTGGAATTACAGAAAATCCAAACGTAACACAACAGGCTTCAAGGGGATTTACAGAGATACAAAGAGTGATGGTTATCATGCAAGAATTTGTGAGCATGGGCGACGGCATTACCTCGGGTTATTTCCATCTGCTGAAGAAGCTGCAAGAGCTTATGACGAAGCGGCACGAGAGTATTTCGGTGAGTATGCTACATTGAACTTTCCTTCCTCTTCAGAACAGTCATTTGATAGTCAGAAAAGAGGTAGATGATGGCAAGAACAGCAAAAGCAAGAGAAAGACCCGCGAACTACCCGAAACTCACCGACTACCAGCCCACCCGTTTCATGCTGCCGGAATCACACTACGATGAGGCAAAGGCGGACAGGGCTGTGCGTTTTATCGAAAACCTCTGCCACACCAAAGGTCGCTGGGCGGGTAAACCGTTCTGGTTGCTGCCGTGGCAGGAGCGCATTGTGCGGGATATTTTCGGCATCGTCAAAGAGGATGGCACACGGCAGTTCCGCACGGCATATGTCGAAATACCCAAGAAAAATGGAAAGCAGCTCGCCTTGGATACCCCTATCCCGACACCGCAGGGATTCACCAACATGGATAATCTGAAAGTCGGAGATACCGTGTTCGATGAAAACGGTATTCCATGTCATGTGGTTGCGAAAAGTCCAGTGGATGATACAGAGCAAGCTTACAAGCTGACCTTCAAGGACGGTACTTCGATCATTGCAGGGGAACGGCATCTTTGGAATGTTTCATGTAATTCCGGAGAAAAAATTGTGACATCACTTGAAATGTATAAAATGGGCGCAGGGGTCAAAATCGCTTCGAGTAATCGTCCAAAAACGGATAATCAAGCGATATTACAAAGTTGGAGCATCGCAAAAGAAAATAATCCACAGTATCATTATCTGGAGAGCATTGTTCCCGTTTCGGAAAGAGTAAAAATGCAGTGCATTCAGGTGGACAGTCCGAGTCACCAATATCTCGCAGGAACATCATTTGTGCCTACACACAACAGTGAGCTTGCGGCGGCAATTGCGCTGTATCTCCTGTACGCCGATAATGAGCCGTCAGCTGAAGTCTACGGCGCAGCGGCTGACCGACAGCAGGCTTCTATCGTTTTTGACGTTGCAAAGCGTATGGTGGAAATGACACCGGCGCTCCTGAAACGCTCTAAGATCATGGCGGCGACAAAGCGGCTGGTGAATTACAGCAATGTGGGATTCTATCAGGTGCTTTCTGCGGAGGTTGGCACCAAGCATGGACTGAACGTTTCCGGTCTGGTGCTTGACGAACTTCATACGCAGCCAAATCGAAATCTGGTCGATGTTCTGACAAAAGGCTCCGGCGATGCGAGAACGCAGCCGCTGTACTTCCTTATTACCACAGCGGGAACGGATAGAAACAGCATCTGCTACGAATATCACACCAAGGCAAAAGATATTCTGGACGGCCGGCGCATCGATCCTTCCTTCTATCCCGTGATCTACGGACTGAATGATGACGATGACTGGAACGCAGAGGAATCGTGGTACAAGGCAAATCCGTCTCTCGGGCATACCATTACAATTGACCGTGTCCGTGATGCGCACCGTGAGGCTCTGACAAATCCCGCTGAAGAAAATGTATTCCGTCAGCTTCGTCTCGACCAGTGGGTCGGCAGCGTTGTTGCGTGGATTCCGGAGCATATCTACGACAGGGGCAATCTTCCTATTGACCTCGAATCCCTGCGCGGACGTGAGTGCTATGCCGGACTTGACCTGTCGAGTACAAGCGATATTACGGCTTTCGTACTGGTATTCCCTCCGCTGCATGACGGCGATAAATACATCGTTGTTCCGCACTTCTGGCTGCCGAGAGAAACGCTTGACCTGCGTGTCCGCCGTGACCATGTTCCCTACGATGTATGGGAGCGCATGGGCTTGTTTCATGTGACCGAGGGCAATGTGGTCGATTATAACTTTGTGCGGAAAACGATCAATGAGCTGCACACGATGTACAACATCAAAGAAATTGCAGCCGACCGCTGGAACGCTACACAGCTGATCACCGACCTGCAGGGTGATGGATTCACCATCGTACCGATGGGTATGGGCTTCAAGGATATGTCGCCCCCGATGAAAGAATTGTACAAGCTGCTGCTCGAAGGCAAATTCATTCACGGCGGCAATCCTGTTCTGCGCTGGATG